ATTTTCCAAGGTGTGGGTATTCAGAAACTTACCTTGGTTGGAACTGCATCTCAGGCAACTGCTATAACTGGTATTGTTACCGGTGCAATCAGACGCATAGGTATTACAAATAGAGGATCTAATTATATTGTTCCTCCAAGAGTTGCAATATCTTCAGCGCCATCAGGTGGTGTTACTGGTATCGCAACAGTGTTTACTCGTGGAGGAGTTGTTGTATGCACGGGTGCTGCAAGCCCTGACGGTAATCAAGTGGTTGCTCAAAGTGCACCATTAATAAACCCTGGTTCAGGTTATACGGTTGCACCTAAAATTCAGTTCTTTACTAATAATGCAGATGGAACAGGATCAGGTGCTGCAGGAACATCAGTTCTTAGTACAGAGGGTGCTATCGGTATTGTAACACTCACCTCAGGCGGTTCAGGTTACACTACATCACCTACAATTACCTTCACAGGTATATCTACCGTCTCAGCTGCTGCAACCGCTGTTGTAAGCGCAGCAGGGACCATCTCTGCAATCTATATCACTAACGCTGGTCTTGGATATACATTAGCACCAACAATCAGTATTGCATCACCAGGATCGTCAGGAAGTGGAAACTTCAGTTTCAATGAAACTGTTACGGGCGGAACTTCTGGTGCGACTGCAAGAGTTAGAAAATGGGATTCTTCAGTTAGAGAATTGGATATCTATGATGTTGATGGAATATTCCTTAAAGGGGAAACTATCACTGGTGCAACATCTGGTGCAACTAACCTTATTTTAGAAACATCAACCAGTCCTGCTGATGATGGATACGCTGACAATGATAACTTTGAATTAGAGGCAGATGCGATATTAGACTTCTCAGAATCAAATCCCTTTGGCACGCCATAAATACAGGTATAGAAGGTAACCAAAATGTTTGAGTATTTTTATAACGAAATATTGAGAAAGACCATTATTTCTTTTGGTACTCTTTTCAATGGTTTGGAGATTCAGCAAAAAGACTCCTCTGATAATACAACAAGTATTGTCAAAGTTCCTCTTGCTTATGGACCTACTCAAAAGTTTTTGGCACGTCTCGAACAGACAGCAGATTTAAATAAGTCCACAGCGATGTCTCTACCCAGGATGTCATTTGAATTTACTGGGTTGACTTATGATCCCACTAGAAAGGTAACCACAACACAACAGTTCACCGTAAAGGATCCAACGTCAGAGAGCAATACTAAAAAGAATTACATGCCAGTTCCATATAACATGGCATTTGAACTGAGCATCATGGCAAAATTAAATGATGATGCTTTACAGATTGTAGAGCAAATTTTACCATATTTTCAACCAGCGTATAATCTTACTGTTAATTTAGTTGGATCAATAAAAGAAAAAAGAGATGTTCCTATCGTATTAGAGAACATAACAATGCAAGATGATTATGATGGTGACTTTAAAACACGTAGAGTCTTGCTTTATACTTTAAGATTTACTGCAAAAACATATCTGTTTGGACCAGTTACAGACGCAACGAAAAATATCGTTCGTTCTGCCAGAATCAGTTACCTCGCAGGAACAGATACTACAAATACAGACAGAGATATTACATACAGAGTTACTCCAAGGGCAATCAAAAATTACACTGGAAATGTCCTTACGAATCTTGCAACAGATGCTGTTATTGCAGACACTGTATTTGAGGTTGAAAGTGCATCCGGGATTACCGCTAAGACATACATCGATATTGATAACGAGCAACTATTTGTAAAATCAATTAATGGTAACAAAATTACAGTTTTGAGAGGACAAGATGGAACGACTATTGAGGACCACGTAAGAGGTGCTGCCGTTCTCTCAATCACTGATGCTGATGATGATTTGATCCCAATGGGAGATGATTTTGGATTTGATGGAACGATAGAATGAAAATGACAAAGCAATTTGATGAATTAAATGATGAGTTCAATGTCTCAGCAGATGTTGTTCAACCTGAAGTTGTCAAAGACAAAATTGAAAAGGTGAGAGAATCTGTAGATGATGTAAAAAAAGATTATGAATACACTCGTGGTAATCTTTACAGTATCATTGAAAAAGGACAAGAAGCACTCAATGGTATCTTAGAGTTAGCCCAAGAGAGCGAAATGCCAAGAGCATATGAAGTTGCTGGTCAGTTAATTAAGAATGTCGCTGATGCAACTGATAAGTTAATGAAGTTGCAGAAAGAACTCAAAGATGTCAATGAAGAATCCTCTAAGGGACCAACGAATGTAACTAATGCACTCTTTGTAGGATCTACAGCAGATCTTGCAAAACTATTAAAGAGTGAAAGTCAAAAGGACAATAAATAATCTGGGGAGAGAAATCCCAAAGTACCAAGGTTACTAATACAATGTCAAGAGAGGATTTACCTTCAATTGATGATTACATTGTAGATCTAAATGATTTACCATCAGTCGAAGATTACTTAACAGAAGAAGTTGAGACGGAATTACCTTCTGTTGAGGACTATATTGAAGAAGAAGAAATAGAAGAATCAGTTCAAACCATAGAAGATGCTGAGGGAAATACGTTTGCGGAAGTAAAAGATATAATTCCACCATTCCCAGAATTAATTCGTCTGATCAATGATGTTAGAAATGACATCCCAGACATTCCAGAGATAAAGTATTACGATAAAGAATTAGAAAATCTAACAGAACAGATTAATCAGGTAAGAGATGAGATACCTGAAGTTAGATACTATGAAGCAGAGATAGAGGCAATCTGCGAACAGATTGATCTTGTAAAACAAGTAATAGATAAAAACGCTGCAGATATACCAGAGATAAAATATTATGATGATCAAATCAGTATATTAGAACAACGCCTTGAGCAGGTAAATCAAAATATTGAGGAACTACCTGAACCAAAATATTATGAAGAAGATATTCAGTCTATTAGAATAGCAATTCAAGAGGTACAGGATCAAATTCCTACATTTCCCAAGTGGGTCAATGAGGTAAATGAAGTCCCCGATTTTTCATGGATTGGAAAGACTTTTAGTGTTATTGATGATGATTTTGTTAAAGTCCATGATGCTGTTGAGGGACTGAGAGGTAAGGTTGAATATGACCTGGATAGAATTGAAGAGCACTTTGATAAGAAAGAATTTGAAACTAGAACTGAGTTTAATGAATTAAGAGAAAGTATCAACACTAGATTTGATACAGAGAAAGAAAAGATCTGGAAAGAAATCAAAGAGACCTCCATGCGTATGTGGGGTCATCATAAAGAGTTTAAGGATGATGATAGAAAGTTAAAGAAACAACTGCTTGGTGAATATAATCTTCTTAAACAGACACTTAAGAAAGATCTTAAAGAAGTAAACAGAGAAAGTGTAAAAACTGATGAACTGCTTCTGGGATATTTTAATGATTTAAAGAAGGAAATTTCAGAATTACCTGAAGTAAAATATTATGATGAACAGATTAATGATGTAAGAGACGAATTTAAAGACGGACTTAGATCTTTAAAAATTATAGTTGAAGAGATTAGGGGTAAACAAGAGGTCTTAAAAGAGGAGATCAACAATAGACCTATTCAACCAGATCCTGGTGAGTCTAATATTGACCCCCTAACTCCAACTGACCAAAACTTTGCTACACATGAAGATCTAGCGAAGCACTACAAGTTATTCATCAATAGAATTCAGCAGCAACTTTATAC